TATAATGATGAATTGGAAAAAACCAACGATTTAATGTCTAAAATGAAAATGGAAGAGGATGAGGATGCAGATGCACCCGCAGGTGATCAAGATACCCAAAAGAAAGCTTCTAAACAGGATAAAATTATTAAAGATTTTAAACGCATTGAAGCTCAGATGAAAACACATCTTGAACTTTTTAAAACATCTGAATCACCTAAAAATAAGGAAACAGCTAAAAAGATGCTTAAAAAATTAACCCCTGAATTCCAAGCGGCTAAAAAAGCATATGATAAAATAAGAAATGTCAAAGTCTAGTATACTTAATATAATATTAATAGTAGCAATTACTTTACTACTATATATGGTATTTTTTGTAGAAGATGAAGACTATACACAAGAATATAATGCAAAAATAGAAGCATTAGAATATAAAGTAGATTCTCTCCACCAAAGAAACACTGCTTTAAAATCAGAGGCTGACTCACTAGAATTTAAATTAGAAGAATCAGATAAGAAAATTAAAAAATTAAACACCAGAATTTATGTTATCAAGAAAAAAACAAAGGAACAGCTTAATGCTGTTGATCTTTTCGGTGATGATGAGCTGGAACAGTTTTTCGCAAAGCGTTACAGACAGCCCACAGATTCAATTAACTAAACCCGTTGCTAAATTAGTAATTAAGGATTTAATACAATTTGATGGTCTATCACAAGAAGTGGAGACCATGCAAATAATTCTTACAGAAACTAATGATAAACTAAACACTCAAGGTGAATTAGTTGCCAACTTAAAAACACAGGTTTTAAATTATCAATCTATTATTGATAAAAAAAATCTACAATTTTCTACCCAAGAAGATTTAAATAAAAGGTTACAACAAGACCTTAAAAAACAAAAACTTCGAACTAAATTAATGGGGAGTGCTGGTATTGCCATAGCAATAGGTGCTGCTGTACTAATAAACTAAATGTCTGATTTAAAAAAAGTAATACGACAAGAATACCTAAAATGTGCTAAAGACCCTGTACATTTTATGCGTAAGTACTGCTATATACAGCACCCACAACGTGGTCGTATACAATTTAATTTGTACCCATTCCAAGATAAAGTATTAACGTTAATGAGAGATAATCCATATTCGATTATCTTAAAATCAAGACAGTTAGGTATATCAACATTATCTGCAGGTTATTCTCTTTGGTTAATGTTATTCCAACAAGACAAAAATATATTATGTATCGCTACAAAGCAGGAAACTGCTAAAAACATGGTTACAAAGGTAAAATTCATGTATGAAAACTTACCTTCATGGCTTAAAGTAGATGCAGCAGAAAATAATAAACTTAACCTACGACTTACAAACGGATCACAAATTAAAGCCACTTCAGCAAGTTCAGATGCAGGTAGATCCGAAGCAGTATCTTTGCTACTAATTGATGAGGCAGCTTTTATTGATAATATCGGTGAAATATGGGCTTCAGCACAACAAACACTAGCTACTGGTGGGGGGTGTATCGCCCTTTCAACCCCTTATGGAACTGGTAATTGGTTTCATCAAACATGGGTAAGAGCAGAAAATAACGAAAATGCTTTTCTACCCATTAGATTACCTTGGGATGTACATCCAGAACGTGATCAAGCTTGGAGAGATAAACAAGATGATTTATTAGGTGATCCTAGAATGGCTGCACAAGAATGTGATTGTGATTTTAGTACTTCTGGTGATATTGTATTTTATCCTGAATATATAGAATATTACGAAAAAACCTTTACTAAAGACCCATTAGAAAGACGTGGGGCAGATAAAAATTTATGGGTTTGGGAATCACCTGACTATTCAAGAGATTATATGGTAGTAGCTGATGTTGCTCGAGGTGATGGAAAAGATTACTCTGCATTACATGTAATTGATGTAGAAAATAATGTTCAGGTAGCCGAATATAAAGGACAAATAGGTACTAAAGAATTTGGACACCTATTAGTAGGTGTAGCTACTGAATATAATGAAGCAATGTTAGTAATAGAAAATGCTAATATTGGGTGGGCTACAATACAAGTAGCTATTGATAGAGCATATCCTAATTTATATTATTCTCAAAAATCAGAGGGTAATGCTGAATCTTACTTTGACAAATATCAAGACCATTCAAAAATGGTAGCAGGTTTTACTATGTCATCTAGAACTAGGCCTATGGTAATAGGTAAATTTCAAGAATATATAGGTGATAAAGGTGTTACAATACAATCAAAACGTTTAGTAGAAGAAATGAAAACTTTTATTTGGCGTAATGGAAGAGCAGAAGCTCAAACGGGATATAACGATGACTTGGTAATGTCTTTTGGAATAGCCATGTATATTCGAGATACAGCTTTGAAATACAGACAAAGGGGTATAGATTTAACGAAACAAACATTAAGTAACATGACAGTTAATAGAACAGCATATTCGGGTGCATATTTTTCTCGAGGAGCTGATAATCCTTACCATGTAGACACAACTCACGGTAAAGAAGATATTAGCTGGTTAATAAAGTAATATTTATAATAATAATTATATACAATGGCTGATAAAGGCATATTTTCAAGACTGCAAAGATTATTTTCTACTGACGTAATAGTACGAAATGTAGGAGGTGATCAATTAAAAGTAACAGATAGTAGCAAAATTCAAGCTACAGGCGAATTAGAAACTAATTCATTAATAGATAGATACAATAGAATATATTCTACTAACCCAACTTCATTGTACGGTCAACAGTTCAACATGAACTTTCAATATCTTAGACCACAATTATATTCAGAATATGATACAATGGATCAAGATGCTATTATCGCTTCAGCCTTAGATATTATAGCGGATGAATCTACTTTAAAAAATGACATGGGTGAAGTACTTCAAATTAGAAGTGCAAATGAAGACATACAAAAAATATTATATAATTTATTTTATGACATATTAAATATAGAATTTAATTTATGGTCATGGACTAGACAAATGTGTAAATATGGTGATTTCTTTTTAAAATTAGAAATTGCAGAAAAATTTGGAGTTTATAATGTTATACCTTATACAGCATATCATATATCAAGAGAAGAAGGATATAATCCGGAAAACCCAGCTGATGTAAGATTTTTATATTCACCTGATGGTTTAGCTAACCCAAGTTCAGGAATGTATACTATGCCAAACCAACAAAAACAAAATGGTGGTATACATTTTGATAACTATGAAATGGCCCACTTTAGATTATTAGCAGATACCAACTATTTACCTTATGGACGTTCATATCTAGAACCAGGTCGTAAATTATTTAAACAATACACATTAATGGAAGACGCGATGTTAATTCATAGAATTGCCCGCGCGCCAGAAAAACGCATTCATTATATAAACGTAGGATCTATTCCACCAAATGAGGTAGATGCATTTATGCAAAAAACTATCTCAAATATGAAACGTACCCCCTATATTGACCAAAAAACAGGTGAATATAATTTAAAGTACAACATGCAAAACATGATGGAAGATTTCTACATCCCCATACGTGGAAATGATACATCAACTCGTATTGATACTACTAAAGGATTAGATTATGATGGTATTAGAGATGTAGAATATTTAAGAGAAAAATTATTTGCTGCTCTTAAAGTACCAAAAGCATTTATGGGTTATGAGGCTGATATTGAAGGTAAAGCTACACTAGCTGCTGAAGATATTAGATTTGCTCGTACAGTTGAACGTATCCAACGTATTATGCTATCAGAATTAAATAAAATTGCTTTAGTTCACTTATATACTCAAGGGTATACAGATGAAAGCTTAACTAATTTTGAAATTACATTAACTACTCCATCTATTATATTTGAACAAGAAAAAGTTGAATTACTAAAATCTAAAGCAGAATTATCTCAGGCGTTACTTGATCAAAAACTTGTACCTACTGACTGGATTTATGATAATATTTACAACTTAAGTGAAGATCAATATGATGAATATAGAGATTTAACTAGAGAAGATGCTAAGCGTAACTTTAGATTAAATCAAATTGAAGAAGAAGGTAATGATCCTATTGAAACTGGTAAATCATATGGTACACCCCATGATTTAGCTTCTTTATATGGTAAAGGAAGATCATATTCTGACCCGGGTAACGTTCCTGATGGTTATAATAAGGATTCTGAATTAGGACGTCCACAAGATTCTATTGTTAAAACTAATACCCAAGATGGTAATTTTGGAAAAGATCGTTTAGGTGTTAAACGTATGAAAGACACTGATAAAAATGATGCTAATAATAGCAAAACAGATACAAATCGTAATGCTTTAACTTTAGAGACGGCACAAAGTGTTTATCTACAAAATAAGGATATGTTTAAGAAAATACCTAAAAAGCGTTTAGTTTTTGAAGATGACCGAAATGGTGAGGCTTTATTGGATGAAAAACAATTAAAGGAGTAGTATCCTCCACATATTTATAAATAAATATATTTTTTGATGAAGATTAAACACTCAAAGTACAAAAATACAGGTATCCTGTTTGAGCTATTAGTTAGACAAGCTACAGCAGACACCTTAAAAGGTACTGATTCCCCGGCCATTGATTTAATTAAAAAGTATTTCGTTAAAAGCGAATTAGGTCGTGAGTATAAACTATATGAGTCAGTTATAAAATCTAAAGTTTTAAATGAAGGTAGAGCTAATATAGTCATCAGTACTATTTTAGAAACCTCTCAAAAATTTAATCGTACCTCTTTAAGAAAACAAAAATATAATTTAATTTCCGAGATTAAAACTAAATATAATTTAGATGAGTTTTTTGGAACTAATATTAAAAATTATAAAGAATTAGCTTCTTTATATACTTTGATTGAGGGGTATAATACTAAGGATATAACCGATACTGACCAATTAGTAAATAATAAAGTAAATCTTTTAGAATATTTAACTAAACAAAATGTTAAGACTAAAGAAGTAAAAGAAGATATACTTAAAGAATTTCAAACGTACGATAAAGATTTAAGAATATTAACTTATCAAGTACTTCTTGAAAAGTTTAATAGTAAATACCAAGATTTATCTAATGAACAAAAGCAAGTTCTTAAAGAATTTATTAATGCTATAGATTCAACTCCTAGTTTAAGAGAATTTTATAATACTAAAATTGAAGAATTAAAATCTTCCTTAAATAAAGAAGCAAAAAATATTAAAGATAAAGCTACTCAAGTAAAAGTACAAGAAATCTCTAAACTTCTTACTGAATTAGATAAAAATAATAAAGTGTCAAATGATAATTTAGTTGATTTGTTACAATATTATGAGCTAATTAAAGAGATTAAGGTAGCAAATGGCAAACTATAAATATAAATTAAAAGAAGAACCGTTTAAGGTAGGGGATACTAAAACAGATAAAGGTATTAAAACCACTGTTAAAGATATTGACCCTGAAACCGGTGCTATTAGTTGGGATGTTAATTACGTCCCAGCATTTGATTCTGTATTTAAAGAATTTGATGAATTGAGGCAGGCTATTGCACAATTAGATCAAAAAACTGATGATAAAGTAGTAGACGATATAGCTGCTAAAATAAAAGCAGAATTTAATCGTTATCGTACTCACATTAGAAAAAATTATCCTGATTCTTATAAAAAAGTTGCCAATGAAGCATCAATGACCAATTCAGGTGGTGCTACATTTACTCCTGGAACTGGTGCTCAATATGCAACACCAAAAGCATTTAGTAAAAAAGGAAAAAAACAAAATGATGCGACTAAATATATTTTAAAGAAATTTGGATATAAATTAGCGCCATCTGTACCTAACAGACCATCAAAAGCTATAACTTATAAGCAAGTTATGGAAAAGGACAATATGTATAAGTATAAATTAACTGAAGCTGAAAACAATGTTGAAATGTTTCAACAACAACGTATTCAGGATTTTGATGAATTAGAAAAAAGATTAGATACTTTGCGTAAAAAACTACGACAAGGTAAATTATCTACCCAAAAATACTATAGAGAAAACCCAAAAAGTTATTCTGTAGTTTATGGAACAGATATGATAAATGATTATTTTAACGATATAGAAGAATTACTCACACAAGACCAATAACATGAAAACTCTACAAGAACAGTACAACTTAATCCAAGAAGGAAAAGGAAGTAAAAATATTTTCCTTAAAGAGGCTAAAGCAAAATTTCCAAACATGATCACAAACGCAGCCACGTTTGAAGAAACTACTAAAATTCTAAAAAACAGAAGCGTAATTGCTGAGTCTTTAGGTGGTGTAGTTGAACTTCAAGCAATTAATACTATTGAAGCTCGTCCTACTGAAAATTGGGAAGATAAATTTGCTACTTTCTTAGCTGAAGAAGCTAAAGCTGTAGAGAAAAAAGCTACTAAAGAAGTAGAAGAAGCAGAAACTGCTGCCTACGATTATACCGATGTAAAATCACTTGATAACCAAATTGGATCAGAAGTTCAAGGTGGTATTTATTTTGAAGCTAAACAAAACCCAGATAAATCAATTGAAGAGATTAAAGAAATCGTAGCTAAAAATTTAGCTAAGGATCAATTGTTTTATAAGAAAAACGCTGCATTTGGAGTTGATGGTCTAGGACTCGAAGAAATGAAAAGCGAAGAAGTATCTGGTAAACATAAAGAAAGTGGGTATTCTGATAAATTAAAAACTCTAGTTAAAGAATCACTTGGTGGTGTAGTTACTACTAGTCATCCTCATTCTATGTCTGCTATTCAAAATGCAGTAGTAATGGATGTATTAAAAGGAAATGCTGAATTAGAAGAATCATATGATGAATTCCAACGTGATGATAAAGGTGCTAAAGACGTAGATAAAAAAGATAAAGGCGAACAAGATGCATTTGGGGCCGGAGTTAAAAAAGGAGAAAAAATAGAGAAGAAAAAAATAAAAAAAGAAACTATCGACTCTAAATTAGCTGAAATCGAAGCTGCAGGTAAAATTACTACTTTAGAAGCACAAATTGCTACTATTGACGAAATGATTGCTACTAAAGAATCTAGATTATCACTAGTAAATGAAGATGCAGATATGGCAGAATTACTTGATAAAGGTAAAGTAAATGCTATGCGTAAAGAAATTAAATTACTAGAAAAAAGATGTGGTAAAATGAAAAAAATGTATGAAAAACTAAATGGCTCTGCTTATACTGCTCCCGTAGTAGGTGAATCAGATGCTCATACATTTGATGTTCAAAGTGGAACATCATTAGATCCATCACCACAAAAAGTAGGTCAAACAACTACACAAGAATAAAAATGTCACAATTATTAATAGAAACTAATCTATGGAATACTACTTCCTTATTAACTGAAAATGTTGGTAAGGAAAATGGTAATGTCATGGTTGAAGGTATTTTAGCTACTGCTGAAGTAAAAAACGGAAATGGTAGATACTACCCTAGAGAATTATGGGAACGTGAATTAGATAAATACCAAGAATCTATTAATCAAAGAACTGCAACTGGAGAACTAGACCATCCAGAATCCCAAGTAATTAACCTAAAAAATGTTTCTCACTTAATTAGAGAATTTTGGTGGGATGGTGATAAAGTAATGGGTAAAATAGAAATTCTACCTACCCCATCAGGTCAAATATTAGAAGCGCTAATTAAAGCAGGTGTAACTGTAGGTGTTTCTTCACGTGGTATGGGATCGCTAGAACAAAATGGTAATGTAATGGAAGTACAAGATGACTTCGAATTATTATGTTGGGATTTTGTATCAACACCTTCTAACCCAGGTTCTTATATGGGTGTTTTACAAGAAGGTAAACAACACGATTTAAAAGATTACAGTAAAGTAAATAATATAGTTAGGGAAATACTATGTTCTAAGGGTTCTTGTACTCTCTTTTAATCCTCCATAAATCTACATATACGTATCATCGTAATGTGTTATCTCTTATATAACACTAAACGATATTAACTTACCTATTACGGTTCCTAATAACCGTATTTCACAAATTAAAAATTTTGCGATATGTCTAACAACAGAGATTTGCTTAAAGAAGCAATTGCTGACGCTAAAGCTGTAAAAGAAACAGCCATAGCAAATGCTAAAGCCGCTTTAGAAGAATCATTTACTCCTCATTTGAAGTCTATGTTAGCTGCTAAATTAGAAGAAATGGATAAAGACGATGATGACGTTAAGGAATCAGAGGAAATCCAAGAAACTGAGGATGTAGTAAACGAAACTGAAGAACAAGTAGATGAAGCTCAAGAAGAAGTAGCTGAAGCCAAAAAAGAAATCGAGGAAGAACTCGATTTAGATGAAATGCTTGCCGAACTTGATCTATCTGAAAAGAAAGAAGAAGAAGGTAAAGACAAGATGGAAGAATCTGAAGAGCTAGATGAAGCTAAAGAAGAACTAGATGAGTCTGAAGAAATTGAAGAATCTGAAGAAGTAGAGGAAGCTGAAGAACCAGTTGCCGAAGCAGATAAGGATGAAGATGCAGACGAAGAAGGTGAAGAAGAAGCTGAAGAAGGTGAAGAAGAAGAAATCGATCTTGAAGATATGTCTTCTGATGATCTGAAAGGATTTATCGAGGATGTAATTAAAGACATGGTAGAAGCTGGAGAATTAGAAGGTGACTTAGACGCTGAAGGCGAAGAAGAAATCGGAGATGATCTAGATATACCAATGATGGAAGAAAAAGAAGAAGTTGAAGAAGGTAAAGCTGAAGACAAAGAAGAAATGAAAGAATCTGAGGAAACTCTAGATGAAGGCATTATGGATAAAATCACAGCTATCTTTGACAAAGTAACTGGAATTGACAAATTCTCAGCTTGCCAATCTAAAGATTGGGAAGGTGAAGAATGTGCTAAGCTAAAACAAGAAATTGGATACGCAGCTGGTGTTAAATCTGGATTTGCTAAAGGATCTGATTCAGTATTAGAAGATGAAGTAACTAATGCTCTTGCTGAAGTTGAAGAACTTAAGAAAGAACTTAACGAAGTTAATCTTTTAAATGCTAAACTTCTTTACACAAATAAAATCTTCCGCGACAAAAACTTAACTGAAGATAAAAAAGTTAAAGTGCTTAAAGCCTTTGATAAAGCATCTACAGTTAAAGAAACAAAAGTTATTTTTGAAACATTAAATGATGGGTTAGTTAATAAAACTAAATCACCAGTAAATGAAGTAAAAGGTAGCGCATCTAAAGTAATGGGCACAGCTCCTACTACTAAACAACCAATCGTTGAAAGTAACGAAATGGTTAATAGATTCAAGAAATTAGCTGGAATT